TCGCAGAAAAATTAGAAAAGGAATAGTATATGACATTTAAAATCATTAACAAATACTTACAAGAAAACAACAGAACATTCGTAGCAATTCGACAAGATGCACCGTACACGGCATTTGACCGTGTCCTGATTGGTAACCGTGTGAATGAGTCAGATGAAGATTTGATTAAGGCAGTCATTGCTCAAGTAACGACTGAATTTAATCCAGCTGAAGGAGTTAAAAAACTTCAAGAAGATTTGCAAACTCAAGCGCAAGAATATGAAGTCAAGCTCGCTGAGAAAGATGCAAAAATCGCAGAAGTAAAAGCCGTCGCAGATTGGGCGGTGCTTGCTCGTGTAACAGATACAGACAACCCGCTAGACCCGACTGTTTTCAAGCGTGGCCTTGAATTGGTAGACCTTGGCCAAGTTGGGAAAACTTACAAACCACAAGAAATCTTCACACTTAATAATCCGAACCATGTCGAGAAGTTCCAGGAGGGACAACGTGTCATGGTTCAAGTGAACGAAGAATTCACTTATCAAGGTCAAACGCTTGAAGAACTTGCGAGCCTTGAGCAAAATGGTAAACTTGGCATCTGGAAGTGGACTGAACCGAAGAAGGAAGAACCATCTAGCGAGCTAAATACTCAACCTGTTCAATAAGAGGTGACGTATGCGAGATTTACCAATTCACGAGCTTATTGAACACCTAAAGAACCTTTCGTCTAGTCCATACATTCACATTTTCTTTTGGCTAATGATTCTGGATATCGTTACAGGATACGTCAAGGCATTTAAGACTAAGCGATTTGACAGTAAGATTGGCACCATGGGATTGATTCGTCATTTCGTAGTATTCACAGTCATCTTACTTGTTGCGATGTATGCTCGTTCGTTGGGCGTTCGTCCGTTAGGAATTACCTGGACAATGTTCTTTATCGCTAATTATCTAGGCTCGGTACTTGAGAATTGGGAAGCCATTGGTTGGGCATTCCCTGAATTCTTGAAACCTTACATCAACCAAATTAAGAAAGACAATGCTAGAAAACTTGGTCAATTATTAGTTAATGTTGATCAGAAAGATAAAATCGAAGTCGAAGTAAAGGAGAAAGAAGATGCAACAAATCAATGAAATCATCATCAATTCAGCAATTAGCATTCTTGTCATTTTGACTGGTATTGCAGTTAAATCAATCAAGGAATACCTGGTAAAAAAAGGTGGCGAACAGACAGTCAAGATTGTCGAGATCTTGGCTAAGAATGCCGTCAATGCAGTTGAGCAGGTATCTGCAGAAACTGGTTACAAGGGAGAAGAGAAGCTAGAGCAGGCTCGAATCAAAATCCGTGCTGAGCTTAACAAGTACAACATCGGAATGACTGACAAAGACTTAGACACATTCGTTGAATCTGCGGTTAAGCAGATGAACGATGCGTGGTCTGAAAAATAGATTAAGAGAACCTTTTTAGGTTCTCTTTTTTAACATTTAAAGAAAGGAGCAAGACTTGAAGAAAACCATCGAAAAAAAGCTTGAAATCACATCGACTAATAGAGATATCGATAGACTCTACCAAGAATTTTTTAGTATGGACAAGAATATCGCTGGATTCAAATTCACGATTGACAATCTGGCTGCTAACAAAGTCATCTGCTTGTTCTATTTCAAGCGTTCAAAACGATATTCAACAGTTGATGCGACAATCGAAGATAATACCTTCACTGTAAAATTTGACACTTCGTTGATAACAATGGATGAACCTGTCGTTGGATATGTATATTTTGAAAAAGTAGAGGAATCTGCAGACGTTTATAGCTTCCAATTCAACGTCCGAGTCAGTGAGTTGGATAAGTCTAAGACTGCGCCTATCGTTGAGCAGAAGACAGGTCGTATCGTAGACGTCGAGAACATTATTACCAGGGCAGAGCTAGAAGAAATCCTCAAGACTGTTCACATTGGGAATGCTGTAAACGATAATTCAGAGATCATTAATCGATTGGCAGCATTAGAAGCTAAGCCTGAAATCGACACAAGTCAGTTTGCTACTAAGGAAGAGATACAGAATATTTCTCTCACTCCTGGTCCAAAGGGTGACCGTGGGGATCCTGGACCACAAGGAAACCCAGGAGAGGTTGGTCCTCAAGGACTTCAAGGTCTGCAAGGTCCACCAGGACCTAAAGGAGCAGACGGTTTACAAGGTCCTCAAGGATTGCAAGGTATTCAAGGAGAGCGTGGTCTAGACGGACAACCTGGACCTCGTGGAGAACGAGGAGAACAAGGACCAGCTGGACAGACAGGACCCATGGGACCTCCAGGACCGCAAGGTGAACGAGGACCCGCAGGCAATGACGGTCAACCTGGACCTAAAGGCGCAGACGGAGTTGGGATTCCGCAAACTCTATCTCTTAGTGGTAATGCTTTAACACTATCGCACGGTGGAGGGACTGTCAATTTACCTACTTCCAGTCAAAATGCTTCATCTACATCAACCTCATCTAGTGAACTTGTAGGTGAGGGAATGCCTAATGGTAAAGTTGACGGTACTCTTGGACAGACATACGTAGATACTCGTAAAACAAATGGTGCGTTGAAATGGATTAAACGTACTGCTTCAGGAAACCAGGGCTGGGTGGTATTAGATGGTGACACAGGTTGGAAAAACGTAAACATATTATCTAAACTAGGTAATTCTTCGATGCGTATCCGCAGAATTAACGATACTGTATATTACCAATTCGGTGGACTACAATGGGGTTGGTTTGGTATTGTTAGGCGTAATAATCCTGCGTTTGTAGCGCACCCAGGTAATCGTGAGAAAAAATGTTTCATACTGTCAAACGGAGGTATTCCTTACGGATATCGAACCGCAAATTCACTAATCGGTCAAATTTTCAATGACGACGGTATATCGTATGGAACTTGGTATGTAGGTGGACAAGGTGATGCAAATCACTTACGTTTTCAATTTTTAGAGCCAATTCCTACTGACAAGGACATTGGAGATATTCGAGTATCATCTATATCGTATGTCACGGATGATCCTTGGCCGACAACACTACCTTAAAACGAAAGGAATTAAAACATGGTAGAAATCATTAACCATACAATTTTTAACGGGATTTCAGGATCCCGACCAACTGAGCGACCAAAATATTATGTTTTACATAATGATGCTGGTTCAAAAAGTGCAAAGGCCTATATCGAATGGCTCCAAGAACGATATGATAACGGCCAGTCTGAACTTGGTTTTGCACATTACTACATCACAAGAGATGCAATTGTGCGAGTCGAAGACACATACAATGGTTCGTGGTCTGCTGCTAACTATGATGCTAACATGAACTCTCTTAGCTACGAAGTATGTCAGCAGTACAACTCAACAGATGCCGAGTTTATCGAAAATGAAAACATGGTATTACGACAAATGGCCGAAGACATGGCTTACTACGGTGATACTCCGAACTATTCAAATATCAAGTTCCACAATGAATTTTCTAGCACCTCGTGTCCTGCTCGTTCCCTTGAATTGCACGGTGGCTACAATGATAGCTTACGTGACTATGTGATTGCTAAAATCAAGCATTATCAATCCCTTGGCTCAACTGTTCAAGAAATGCTCGATAATGAGGGGAACCAGGAAGGTTGGAAGAAAAATGCGACTGGCTGGTGGTATGTCAATTCAGATGGATCATATCCTAAGAATAAATGGCAAAAAATCAATAATGTTTGGTATTACTTTGACGGCAACGGATACATGAAGGCTAACTATTGGCACAAACACACAGACGGCTACTGGTACTACTTGCTCCCAAGTGGAGCCATGGCTACTGGTTGGGCACTTATTGCTAACAAGTGGTACTACTTCAAAGAAACTGGTGCCATGGCCACTGGATGGGTCAAATATAAAGACCACTGGTTCTACCTCGATGCCAAAGACGGTGATATGAAATCCAAACAGTTCATTAAGTCAGCCGACGGATCAGGCTGGTACTACCTAAAAGAAGATGGCAGCATGGCAGACAAACCAGAATTTACTGTCGAGCCTAACGGCTTGATTACTACTAAATAAAAATAAAGCATAGAAAGGCTTTCAAAATTTAATTAC